TGTCTCTTTGGCGAACTTACTACCGGTTGCTGTTTTCTCTCGTAACCGTATTTTCTTTTTGTTCATCCACTCTAAAATATTGTCCGCAGGTGGTCGGAGCGGTCCAGGTGAAAGCTTACTAATTCCCTTGGCTAATTCCTCGCTACCGCGTGCTCCAAACTCGATTACTCCCGCGTAAGGTTCACTAGATACAAATTTAACTGCGCCTGTATCTGGGTTTATATCAAATTTTAATGAAGCTGCAAGCCTACCGCTTGTATTAGCTTTTCGCTTGCGCCCGTACTTAGTTTGGTTAATGCGAATATTCGAGCGCGCCTGCCTTACAACTTCCTCGCTAAAGTCCATCATGACATCGAGTAAAGCGCCGTTGCTGAATAATTCGCTGAGTATACTCATTTCATTAATGCGGTTAAGTTATCCATTGTACTAATTTCCTCGCCATTAACTACGCATGGTAATGTTATGGCGTAAACGCCCTCGTTTAAAAATAAATGCATGCAGTTACTATCTATAACCTCGTAGCCATTAAATGAATATTCGATATTCCTATAAGTTACGCTATTTTCATTTTTTAGGAGTTGTTCCATTAGGCTTTATTTACTTGCATGTGAATAAATGAACTGCGCGAGCTGTCAGCAGTAGAGCTGTTTTGAAGCGCTACTATTAAATACTGATCTACGGCCCAATTAATATTAGAGGTACTCACTGCTACAGTTGCCGAAACGTTGTCATCTGCATTTATATTTAAGTTACCCGCCATACTTTCGGTATTGGTAGAACTTTTAACCGCTAGCGTTCTGCTATATTGAAAATAAAGCGAAGTTGCCGCTGCTGCTGCTGACGTACCAATTAAAGACCCACCTATAGCGCTAGTGGTATTTATATACATGCGCGTAGTTAAGGTTCCTGCAGTACCCGTTTTCCTTATTCTAGTTTTGATATATAGAATGTCGCCCGTGCTAACCGTATTGGCAGGTATTAAAATTGAAGCAGTTAATGTACTTGTTGTAGTTCCTGTAATTGCCGTGCCGTCAGTTACTGATATAAAATTTTGAATTGGTAAAGTTTGCCAGCTTTTATCTCCCCTCCAATATTGTAAATTTGTACCCGTTGCTATTGTTGGCTCTACCGCTACGTTCCCACTACCTACTAAGCTAGTTGAATTAACTGTCTTGATATTTGTACCACTAACTAAAGTAGCCTGTTTACCTGCTAAATCAGTTTTTAAAGTATCTAAGGCGTCGTCTACATTTGTTCCTGTTACTGTGCTGTCATTTGTTACCTGGCTAGCATGTAATTTTTGGTGCTGCCATTTAGCAGGTGAGCCACCATATACCCAAACTTCATCTGTGGAAGGAGTGCCGCTTTGTAAATCAATATTATGAATTCTATGTACTGTAGGGTTAGGATAGGTTCCCGTTAGGTCTCCACCTGCCGTTCCGCTAGGTGGTAGAGCTGTAGGTATTGTTTGCAGCGCTCCCGTACCATCTACTAGTTGTAAGTTAGTACCTGCTCCGCTTACTGCTAAAGTTCCACTAGTTGTTACCGGTGAACCTGTTACTGTAAAAGCTGCAGGCATCGTTAAACCTACACTAGTTACCGTACCACTGCCTCCGCCACCTGGCGTATTTATGAGGTCGTTATAATCTGCTCCCGTGCTATTAATTGGCATATCTTATTTAATTAGGTTGGTCCATAGGTACTATACAGGCGTTCCAATTCCAATCCACCTCTAAATTAATTGTAGCAGTTACACTTATTAGCGTGTGAGTAAATACTTCAATTTCAACATCGGCTTGTATAGGAGCGCGTAACTGAATATCACCACCAAATAAAGTCCCATTATTAACGACAGCGAGAAGGTCGCCCATAATGAGCGAGCACAAGTTAATACTTTCTGCTTCATAGCCTGTTTTATCTTCCTCAACTCGGGGAAGGTCAGAAATATAAATATCAAAAGAATAAACTTTTGCGCCTTTCTCATAATTAATATTTAAGGGTTTAACGTGCATCCAAGGCCACTCCGCCTCTTTTTCTAAATCTGCCTGAGTAACTAGACCATGGGTAAATCTTCGCAGTTGGTAATGGTTGTCTGCGAATTGCCTAAAGCGGTCTATTATTATTTTGTAGTGGTAGTCGGTAGTAGTCATATATTATTTAGTGTAAATTACTATTCATTTTCGCCAACTCAGTATTATAATAATCTAGCGAATAACTTAAATGAGCAAAAATTGTACTTGCCCTTATGTTAGTAATGGCTTCAAATTTAGTTACATCGCGCTCTGCCATTTCCTCGATAATATGAAACCACTCGTAGTTATTAGCTAGTGTTTTGCCTCGCTCTGAATTTGGTTCATTTCCCTCTGCAGCTCCGCTAGTAGGGTCTCCAAGTATTCGGGGGAATTGCTCATTAAATCGTCTAGTAATGTCGAAAAAAAAAGCATGCACCCATTTACAACCGGTAGCGGTAACTGTCTCATTTTACTCGAGTACTTGCTATGTATATCCGCATCGTATTGCTCTATGGTATAGCGATCATTAAACTCAGCAGTTACGGGTCGGTAAAGTACTGTTAAAAGTTTATCGTAATTTTTCGGTAGATCTTTAGCGTACTCCATCGCGTCTAGCCATTCGCCAAATGTTATGGCTTTAAGGTTAGGGTGGAAACCGAATTTAATACCGTCTAAATCTATGTATTGCTTAAATACCTTTTCCTCTTTTTTGAGGTTATGCACGTAGCTAGCTATTACCTGTTCTACCTGCTCCATGGGTAGCGTTCTGAGTTGGTCTCGTTTAAAACCCGTAATGGCGGACAGCTGCCCTATTATATCATTTTCCGCTAGCATAAAATCTATGTAAGTGCCTAGCGTTTGGTCTGAATATTTAAGGCTTATTTTCATATGTTGGTAGTCCCCCCATCTATGGTTATATTAATACTTTTTAGCTCGGTACTTACTTCTTGCCTTTCTATATAACCTCTTTGCTTTCCTTTGGTCTTTAGATAAAAAATAGTAGCGGTTGTATCACCCTCCTGAATTAACGAGTGTAGTTTACTCTCTGCGAAATCTAGCGCCAAATCTGATAAGCTTTGCACAGCTTTACTGTATTCCTCATCACTTTGTAGCCATTCGTAGTGAGTAGTTCTACTAATTCCTACTGATCTACAGGCACTAGTTACTACGCCTAAGCTTTTCTCTAATGCCTTTATCATGGCTTCCTTTTTTATTGTAAGGTTTTGTTCACTCATTGTATTTCAGCAATTTAAGTAATGCGTGCTCCAAATTTACTCCAAATTTACCTAACTCGGTTGTAACAAAATCTGCCTCTTTTTGTTTCAGCTTAAATGTTATTTCTTGCGTATCGAATAAATCTAACATAACCTCGTGAACTACGGGAATGTCCCAACCTTTAATCTCCTCGGGTTCCCATTCGTTAAATAGTTTATCCAGGTCCCAACTGCCTGAGCTAATATTATCCTTTACCATAAATTCGCGTTGCCGTTCTACCGACCAATTAACAATTATAACCGGTACTGCAGTTATTCCTAGTTCTAAACAGGCTCGGTAGCGCATAGACCCTCCTAGTATTTGCTTTTGCTCATTTATAACTATGGGCCTCGCGTTTAGCATTTCGGGAAAATTAGCTATAGATTTTTTAAGCTTGTTAAATTTCTTTTTGGAAATGATACGTGGGTTATCCTCATGTAGACTTAATTGTTCTATTTCTAAATAGTCCCTGATCATGGTGTTTTTTTTTATCTACGAACCGCAGTATAAACAAGTTTCATCTTCACCACCCTCTCCCTCGTTTAAAATACGTTCTATTTCTTTGTTTATTTGTTCCTCATTCCAATTTGGGTGGAAAGCTTTAACCTGAGCCCGCAAAAAATTGTATTCGTTACTCATAACTTACAAGCACTCCCTCTGCCGTTGTCATTTCATTAATGCGTTTAATTACGTCTGGGTTATTATCGTAATGTTTATTTATTCCTAGTCTCTTAATAGTTAGTATTTTATTCGCATTACTGCCCGTTATAAATACTTTATTTCTAGATATTCCTAGCTCCTCAGCTAAATTATAAACAGGGTTCTTACGAGCTTCACCGCGAGCTGTAATAATATAAACGTCGTATCCTTCCGTAAGTTTCCTTTTAATTAGTGAAAGTCCGTTTTTAGTTGTTAAAACTCCGTCAAAATCGAAACTAATTTTTTCTAGAGCTAAAATAGTTCTTATAATTCGTTTGTGTATACTCATATTAGTTAGTGTAATAAATATAGTATTTTATCTTAGTTAGTTAGTTATATATACTTAAATATACGTATATATATTAAACATATTCAAAAGAAAAGAAAGAAAAAGAAAAAAGCTAAAAAAGAAAAAGAAAGAAAAGAAAAAGCTCCCCCAAGAAAAACAAACGTTCACGCTTCAAAAGAAGCATTTACTCGGTCCAAGTAGCGTAGTTCTACAAGTTTAGGCTTTCTATACCGCGCTTTGCCTTACGCGGGTTAAATGGGTCTCTCTACTCATAAAAAGAAAATGCCCAGGGCGTATGCGAAACCACCCCAGGCACTCTTAAAAAAAAACATAATCTTAACCCTATTTGGAAAATCTATTCGCATAAGCAAATATTATTATTTTTTATTTCTCAGTAAAATTTAGTTATTCACTTTTTTTTAAAGTAATGGAGGTATAGCCAATGAGACCAAAATAAAGGCCATGCTAAGCCTGTTAGAAATATTCCTAGATAACTATACCAATTACTGTACTCGCGCTCATAACGAGCTATGTACGCGCTTAAAAATATAGTATGTATGGCTAATACATTTAGGTAAATAAATAAAATCATAATTGTGTATTTTTTGGTTTACGTCCGCGTTTCTTTTTTATTGGAGCCTCGCTTACTACAGGCTCACTGTCTTTTAGATCGTTGGCTAAAAATATAGTTAGCGTGTTAATGAGGTCCTTCATACAGCTGCCGCAATTAGTGTAGGTCTTGTTATCACGTTTGCCTAACAGTTCTTTTCTGAGCTCGAAAACTTGGCTAACCTCTTGCGCAGTCATGCGCGTGTTATATTGCTTTTCCCCTCGCTCTTTTAGCTCTTGTAAAAATTTCATGGCTTGCGGTTTCCATTGCTCCGCGTTTATTTTAGGCCAGCGTTTACCTGGGCAATCTTGCACGGCATAACTAGCCAAATGAGCTGTAGGGCATCCGCAAGGTTTAAATGTAATGCCGTCTAGAGTATGCGGTTTTTTAAATGGGTTAATAGCATTCGTCGGTGGTCCACAGGTACCGAACTTTTCATTGTATACGGGGCAGGCTTTACAAATGTCTAAACGTGCCTTAAAGTCATTTTCATTTATTAACATCATATTTATTTATTGTTAGCGAGTTTCTTAGCATGGCTTTAGCGTTGCTAATGGTACGGTAAAGATAGCTTATACTTATGTTGGTTTCCTTACTCAGTTGCTCGTAGTTAAATCCGTCTAGCGCGTAAAGTAGTAAAAGCTCTCTCTCGAAAAATGGAAGGCGAGAAATGTAAATATCTAACTGCTCGTTAAAAATTCGTACCGGTATAGAGCTCGTAAAATCTTCTTGTATATCGTGGTTAAGGTCAGTTCTAATTTTCTCGAATCTCATTACCGTATAATTAAATGAGCTATTTGTAGAACGCGCCATAAAGCGAATGCAGTTACTTACGTATTGCTTAAACTTTTTGCGTTTAATAATATCTAGTATTTTTTCTCTATCGCTTTCTAAAATCTTTATAAGTACTTCATGTAATAAGTCGCTAGCCTTTTCGCTGTTACCTGGGTACTCAGCTCGCGCTATCCGTTGCCACTCGGAATAGTATTTATTTACCTCACGGTCTAAAATACTCATCTATTGCGTTTATTGTGGCCTCGAAGCCTTTACATATCTTCGCCTCATAACCCCGAGCTATTAAGTTACTTTGCCAATCCTTTTGAAATTCAGAGGCTACTCCTTTTTCCGTTTTAATTTCTAAAAATAACCCGTGCTTGCCATTTCGTGGCTCGTATATCGCAAGGTCAGGGAAACCTCTAACGTACCCCGTTCTTTTCATAACTAAGGCTTGTTTCATTGAAGTTCTTACACCGCCAGCACTAGCGCAAAATAACGCAGTAGGGTAAGCTACTCGCAAGTATCTTACTACCAATTCCTGTATGCGCGTTTCATCGTGCTTCACTCTGCAAGTATAAAGGAATAGTCATTTTTAAAAATAGCTACATTTCTATTTTTGTGCTTCACAATAAAATAGCCTTCGTCATTTAAAACTTTATCGCCTTCCACATTAAAAACCTCTGCTGTTAATGGGTGAATAAATTGAAATGTTTTCATAGTATAAAGGTATATCTATTTAATAAGTTGGCTATTCGTTTAATAAGTATCTTTTCAACACTATTTTTTAACCGATACATTTGTAGTGCTAAATTTCTACTGTGTCAATCTGAAATTTATCTGTTTATGGTTTAGGGAAAAGGCTCTCACAACGGTGAGGCCTTTTTTTTATACCTTATCAGGTACATTAAAATATGGTTTCTTAGTCATTATACCCTTTAAGGTATACATAGTGCATGAATTACCATACACTTTTTAGGAGTTGTAGAAAATAAATTACATAATTAGGCTTATAGTGGAAAATAACCCCCAATGGGTATTGGCAAATTATAGATTGTCAAATTAAGTAAAATATGATAAACAAATAGTTTTGATATTAAAGTATGAATATCAATATAATTAAATGAATGCGTACTTATTATAATTTGGTTTTAACTCGAAATACGCGCGCATCATAATTGCGTCGGCAATGTCAGGCGACAGGCCACCGGTACGTTGGCTTATGGTATCTTTACTTGTTACCCTTAGTTTACCTTCTTTATCGGGGTCTACTCGTCTAATTAATTCTAGCTCTTTTACTATGTCCTCCTGAAGTCGTACCGGTAGCGTTATTTCGTTTTTATCTATTAACTCGCCTAACTTAAAATAACAGTCGGCTTTTAAATTTTGGTAATGGGTACCGCGTACCGCTTTACTCCCGTTTTGGAAACCGCGGCAGCGCATGGCGTCTACCAATCCACCCCCTACCCCATCCTCATCTACGAGCACGTTAGATAATTTCACATTATGCATTTTTTGCAACCTCTGAATTTCTGCCTTTACCTCATCCTGGCGTTTCTGCCGCAATATAACAATGTCTACACAGCTTAAACCCTTCCATGCACAAAGTACGGTTCTATCTTTACCAAGTCGCGCTATATCGCCTGTTATAAAACTTTCGCCAATATTTAAAGGCTCTCTAAAACATCTTATAAGCTCGTCATATTGGTATAGCCTGTCTGCTGAGTTGTCATATTCCCAATCTCCTTCTAATAGTCGCTTTCTATCTACTTCGGGCAAACGCTGTAAGCTTACAACGTAACCACTCGGCAAGTGTAAATTATCGCCAGGTAGCGCCTGAATAAACGCGCGGTGCTCTGCTAGGTTTTTATTTTTGTATGGTAGATAAAATTGGTTGTATATCCAACCTTTAGATGGGTTGCACGTTAGCAGTATTTTTGGCTTTAAATTGTACTCATTTAATTTATAGCGAATACGTGAACTGACTATGTTAAAAGCTTTCTCGCTAATTTCAGTAGCCTCATCTATAAAGGCGTCGGTAATTTCTAACCCTCCGAGATCCGTAAAATGAGGGTCCGAAGGGTATAAAAATAAATCGGCTAGTATTATTTCGGAGCCATTCATAAATTTAATTATGTGGCTCTGCTGATTATATATAAAATCTTGCCCAGGTACTAAACCAATGTTATTAGCCACCTCCATAAAAGTAGCTATAGTTGTTTTTTTAAGAGTATCTAATTTAGCTCGGCCTATTAGCGAGCGGGTGCCTGGGTACTTTAGCCGTCTAATAATTTGCCAAGTACAACCTAGCATAGTTTTTCCGCCCCCTGCAGCGCCTCCGTATAGTATTACTTCGGTGCTACTGTCATTACTTAGATAGGTTAAGGCTTCCTGCTGTCGTGGTAATGGTTTAAATGTCCATTCTATTTGTCTCGCCATTGCACAAAATTAGGCACTATTTCGGTTATATCGTGGTCCCCCCTCTCGCGTCTCATGGTAAAATTTAACTCGTAACCGCCTAATGGTTTTGGAGGGCGCATTCGCTCCACATGGAAACCCATATAACCCTCGTCGTATTCCTCTTTATAGCTTGCAGTACGCACATGGTGAATGTATTTAGTATTAATTCTAAAGCCGCCGTTGTTAGCATAACTAAGTTCCTCTACCATATCCGCGTGGTGGTAAAGTTCATGCACGTGGCCGCTCCAAATGCAGTCGGCGCCTTCAATCATTACCTGCATTCTATTGTTTTGAATAACACCTTTCGTTACTATTCCCCCGCCGCCTGATCCGTGGTAATACTTAATTTTAAATAAGCAATTTCTATCTTTTCTCATTCTTATTTTCAGCACCCACCAACCGCCGTAGCCGCCTACCTGTATATTAGTTTTCGCCTCTCTATTTAATCCACTCACAAACCTTTCTATTACGTCGGTCTCGCAGTTTTTAATTATAGCCGTTTCGTGGTTACCATAGCCAACAAACTGTATTAAATGGGCGTAAGGTTTAAAATAATCTATAGCCGTATTTACTACGGCATCTAAATAGTTAGCTACGTTATGCTCGGGTAGAATGTCATTTTTACTTCTGCGAGGGTCGTATTTTCCCTGCATTAAACAAAATAAATCGCCGTTTATTGCTATGCCTATATTCTCGGCTAGGCATTTATCCAGGTGTTGTTTTAAAAGCTTGCGGTCGCAATGTGGATTATCCCAATGAGCATCCGATAGCATAAAAAAGCGGTCGCTAATTGTAGCCTCGGTTATAATTATGTTACGACCTGTGCGTGTAGATTTCATTATATGCCTGATTAGTTTTAAATTCCTGCCAATATTTTTTAAACTCATTGTACGGCACATCCACTATAAAAGGCGCATGTACTCCCTTAATAAACACTAGTGTTTTATGGCCTACTTTATAAGTACCGTCTGAGTTAAATTCTACTTCCGCTTGAATAGCTACCGCCTCTTTGGCGTCAAAAGCTAGCGGTACGTTTTCAGCGAATATGGCCTCGTTTTCTAATTCGTCGCTATAGTTCCACTGTATTACGTAGGTACTGCATAACGTCGGCTGCAAATCTTTTAAAAGTTCCTCGGGTTTAACCGGTAGCTTTGTTTTCTTTTTGAATGGCCACATAATGTAAAGATATAAAAAAAGCTGCAGGTATATGCAGCTCTTTAATTAGTTACTAACACCTACTTATATAGTGTAAATTACTCCATTAATTTTTTAAAGTATATACAAAGGTCTAGCGCCTCCTCGTAGGCATGCTGTAGCCATTGCTCTCTTGTTAAATTAGCCTGATCTACTGTGCCGCCATAGGTTTGTATTCCTTTTTCTTCCCTCTGGCGAAGGTCAGCTATTACTTTTTCTATTGTTTTACTCATTTCTTTTTGTTTTTTAATTTCTAAATTTTCCACTAAAAGCCTGATTTTGGCAAATATTTTCCATAATAGCTGTCACAAAACTTTACTATATATGTGACAAGTGTTATTTATAACATCTAATTAATATATACCCATTCGGGTGTTTAGTATAATAATATATGGTATAATGTACCTTATAGGGTGCAAAATCGCACTATAGTATGACTTTTAAGACCATAAGTCAAGATATGTGTTGTATTGTACATTTATTCGTACTTAAAAGTGTTTTACTTTTCATCTTGACCTCCTATGTTATCATTAAATAATTCATAAATATCTTCTGCTGCTTCATCTGTTGAGTAGCCGTGATGGATTATGAGTCGGTTCAAGATTTCAGTAATTGAATTTATTTTTTCATTACGGATTACTAACTTATCAGCCAATTCACTTACTTGTTTCTTGACATCCTCAGAAGTTTCATTTAGTAATCTTTCTACAGTTTTACTTTTCATCTTGACCTCCATAAGTTTCGTTGTAGTATTGTTTAGCTTTATTTCTTCCTCTTATTACGCTATTTGTAGTATAGGCATCAACTATCTGCTCCTTCTCCATTTGCTTGGCTTCTGCAATCACATCTTCTAATGCTTGAAGTCCACATCTTTCTGCCAACCATTCAACCGCAGTTTGTTTCTTTTCCATAGTTATTTAGTTTTTAGTTTGTTTTTTAAAATGTACTCGTAGACGTTGCGCCCTACTTCCTGATTAACTTCGAATTCAAAATCTTCTTTAGCAAACTCGGGTTTTTTCCTTTCCTCTTTCCATTTGCTCTGAGTTCTAAACCTCGCATTTTTGCGCCAATTATTCCACTGATCCTCAGTAAAATCTTCGGGAGTAAATAACCTTTTACTAAACATTTCCCTGGCTACTACAGCAGCATAAACCTCTATATACTGCCATTTGCCCTCTGAATAGCGTTTTATATCCGATTCGAGCCACTGTTTTAAATCGATTTGAGTATTAACCTCTTTGGGCAATGCGTCGGGCTGTTTAATGGCTTTGTTGAGTTCCTGCCAACTTTTGCTTTTAAAATCTAAATACCTGTTAAGTACGTCGCACATGAAAGCAACCGAAAAGCAGTTAAAACTATCTACTCGCTCCCATTCCGTCCCCATGGCATTTAGATAAAAAGCTAAATTAAATGAATTTACAGTTATACCGGTAAATTTGTTATTCTCAAAGCTTTTAAATAATAGATCTACTTCTATATCGCTAGGCAGGTCCTTTATGCCATTTGTTACGCATGCCTGAGCTATTAACTGCCGCCAGGTACTCGATTCAGTATTAACAACTTTAGGCGCTTTTAAGTCGTCTATTAAATGCTTTTCAAGGCCTGTTAAGGAACGTTTGAAGCTCTGACTGTTGTATACGACCAATTCGCTCATTTTCGTTATTTTTAGGGGTTATCCATTTACGTAACGCTGCACGCCAATTTTTCATTTTTACTTTGCCGACGTGCCAACCGTTGGCCTCGTAATAGTTAAAAAAATTTTGTGCAATTACTTTATTTTGGCACTCGGTTTCGATTTCAAAAAGAGTAGGCGGTGTAAATTTCTCGCCGCCTTTTCTCTTTTCTAATTTATCTATCCGAGCCTCTAACGCCTCCAGGCGCTGAATTAAAAAAGCTAGGTTCATTTGTTTATGATTTTGGACAAATATATAATAAACCTTTTTAGCCAACCTATTTTTTTCACGGGAGCCATTGTAGGTATGGCTGTAGATCGTGAGTTAATTTCTAATCTTTTAAATTCCTCGAATTTCTCAGGGTAAAGCTTTTTAACAGCTTTATAACCTTTTTTCTCTTTGTAAATTATACCTGACTTTATCAATGGGCGCACGTAGCGAGTAGTCATGCCTAAGCTCTTAAGCGCAAAGCTTGGCGAGTTACCGGTATTTACTAAATCGCAAACTGCCTTTATTCTCTCTTTAGTTACGAGCTGCTTGCTAAATTTCATTTTTAACTGTGTCTTTTTCATTTTTTTATTATTGTATCGGTTAGTATTTCGTACTTATCTATTAGCATAGGAATGTCTAAAGCTAGTAAATAGTGTTTAGTTTGGTTGCGGTAGCTTTCGTCGTACTGCGAAAGGTGCTCAAAATTTCTAATGCCATGCAATACGGTAGCATGGTCGCGCTCGAAAAATACACCTATCTTTTTTAATGGTAATTTGGTGCTGTTACGTATTGCCCAGAATGCAAAATGTCTAATATCTACATACTCACGCTTGCGACAGCGCCCCACCAAATCAAGGTAGGGAACTGCGCTAACGTTTGAAATATTAGAAAGCAATTCAGTAGCAAATGGCGAGCCGTAGCTTTCGTGCTTTTGTTTACCGTCTACAGCGTTTATATTATTGTGTATCTTGTAAATTAAGCTCTTAGCACGTAGCCTATCTTCAACCTTAACCAATTTTAGTAGGTTATCTATATTCACGGTTAATTGCTCCTCAATATTTTTCATAAATTAAAATGGCGTTTCGTTTTCATTTTCAGCTTTAGCCTCTATTTTGCCTTCCTGCAACCAAGCTAGGAATATCTCGGCAGTATC